GATACCCTGGGGTGATTTAAGATACCCTGGGGTGATTTAAGATACCCTGGGGTGATTTAAGATACCCTGGGGTGATTTACCAACCTAGGCGCTCGAGCGTGTCTTTTAAATTTTCTTTCGCCCGGCGAAGAGCCTTTATAATGGGGAGTCGATCACCCGGTCTCTCTGCTCTGATTATTACATCAATGGTGATCCCAATATATACAACCGCTGAGTAAACCTCCGCCACTTTCTCGTGCGAACTCTCGTTAGCAAGAACCTGCTCAATGTTATTTAAAGCAAACTCAACACCCCGGAGCGAGGTTACGAACACGGGAGTTTCTTTGTCGTGACGTTTTGTGAGCACCTGTAAGTCGCTCTGCGCGTCATAGAGGTACGATTCAGCCCTCTTAACCAACGCTTTATACGTCATAGTCTCTCAGTTCCTCCAGTACGGCCTTGAGGCACAGGATAGCATCCTTCAAGCACCTGTCCAGTTTAACATTCTGCTCCTTGCTCATTTGTTTTGCACCAATCTCACCCATGTGCCATCTTGCACACCCCGCCTTGCAAAGCGCGCTGCGAACGTAGGTAAGTTCGTCATACGCGCCGTACAAGGGATTCTTTGAAAGCGCAAATCCGATATCACAAATACTGTCACTCGCCATATCAAGCATCACAGGTTTCCACCGCTCACCCACGGTGTACACCGGGGTGGGGTCTGCATAGTCGCTCCAGACCAGGTCGCTCGGAAGCTTGGTTGCGTACAGTATCGCACAGGCTTCCCGTAGGCTGTCCATTGCTTCTCCGAGATCGGTCTCTGCTGTAAAGGATTCATCAATTCTCATATAGGGCACCTCATATACAAATACGACTTCCCACTCTTGTTCCGCAAACGTATTTTGCACGGTGTACCGTCCATACCACACGAAAACTCGTTATCCACGACCTCAATCTCAGCGTTCAACCATTCCTCATGCGCGACCTCACACTTGTGCGCGGCCGTCTCGCTGTTGTATGTGCCTCTGCAATACTCACACCTGTACAGAATCTTCATGCTTCCTCCTTCCTTGCTCCAAATGGTAAATAGCCCTTTCCAATACCTCTCGGTATTTTTCTGTATAGTACAAGAGAGTCTGGTCAGTGATGGTAAAACGTGCACGGTTTTTCGCGACCTTAGAATCCATAAACATAGCTCTCTCAAGATTGCAAATTCTCACATATGTAAACAAATCGTCCTCTTTGTTAAGATTGACTAATATTTCATCAATTCGGAGGGGGTATGAAAGATACTCCCCTCGCTCTTTCAATGCACGGTGATACACACTCGCATACGCAATGTAATCACGCGCCCGCACAAGTTCCCGTTTGTTCAAATTGCACACCGTCCTTTCTGAAACCATCAACGTCATTTTGCACAGTTTATCGCATACAAACTAGACTTAGTATTGTGCGTTTTCCATAGCTTTGATTCTGCCTAGTGAAGTTGCACAAAACCGTCAAACACCGCTCCAGAAGTGTCGGTGTATCGCACAGCTTATTTTTATGAGCCGTTTATGTATATCCAAAACAATCTTTCTCGGCTCACCTGTGCTATGATAGATAAGATAGTTCAACAGCAAGTTGGCATCTTCAAATTCTTCATTACACCCGTCCAGATAATAACCAAATTCAAGAGAGTCGTAGCACACATCCGCATTGGTTAGATCCTCAAGAGCCTGTCGCAGGTGATTCGCGATTGGCTCAACCCGTGTGAACCCCGGAGAGTCGGACGGAAGAGTACCGCATAACTTCATGCACTTCTCAAGCGACTTAACGGCTCTTGCTATATCAGACCTCTTCAATCTGCTCATCATTCCTCCATTTGTCCCACAAAGACCTTGTGTCCCAAAGACGACCCTCGACTCTTCTCCGGCAGAGCAAGCACTCGATCGCTCGCACACCGTTTACATATTCAACGGTGTATTCTACCCATCTAGAGGTTCTACAGTTGGGACAGGGTTTTATTTTCCTCGCCAGGTTGTTCATCGAAGAAGCGTCCTCTCAACCTCGGTAGAAAGCCAAGTCGCAACGCAATTAGCATGGTAGAACTGCGCTTTAACACCGTACACTCTCTCAGAAGCATCGTTGCTACTGTTTTTATCATCAGCGCCCAAGAGTTCCATTTGATACTTCCACAAGAGTTTCACCAACTCTCGCTTTTCCTGTTCTGTCATTCAATGCTCCTTTCTTCAACAAATTTTGAAAACCTTCTGTTTGCAACGGGCACACATAAGTGCAACCTTACCCCCGTCCTCTTTCTTGAAGACGAAAAGAGGGAAATCACAATGGCACCACATGTTTCCCATCCTATGACCGTTTTCACACGCAAGTGCTTCTCGCACAGTGTGGTACGATCTACCGCAAATCTCGCAGCAGTACAAAGGTTTAATCTTCATTGCACCTCCTATAAACTCTTTGCTCCCCATCATCCGCTCGAATGGTGACGCTAACAGGGAAACGACCACACTTTGAAACCGGGTGAAATTTGCAGTCGGCAATTATCAAGTTCTGTGCATGACTCTTCTCACACTCTATGGCAGACTCCCCGTCAACATAATCGGTGTGACACACCTCGCAGGTGTAAAGCACTTTCAATCTCATCAGACCCTCCTATAAACAATGTCCGAGCAACCCCGGGCTTCCAGAACGATGGTGTACGGTAAACCGTCCATCGTTAGTCTGGAAGAAGCGTAAGTGACTCTTTTGATTCTGTAATCACTTCTGTGCCCCTTCTCACACCGAACTGCCTCTTCCTCGACCTCGTGCATGGTTCCGCACACACCACAACGGTAATACACAACCTCTTCCATCAATTATCCCTCCAATAGAGAACGGTTTTGCCGTCCTCTCCTTTTACCTCAATGCTCCTCGGGTAACCATCGGGGCAGTCATCTTTACAAAAGTGCATCAGACTGACAATCGTAAGATTTGTTTTGTGATTTCTCTCACACTCCATCGCTTCCTCCTTAGTCGGATACTTGGCATAACAATACTCACAACTGTATGCAACGTGTTCTTTCAACTCACTCACCTCCCAATAGGTTGTCGAGCCATTCTGACCGTTCTGCAACAAGCAGATTTCCAAGAATGGCCTCCAACACATTCACAACAATGCTGTTCCCGGCTTGCTTGTAGAGTTGCGTGTCCGAATTCACGGCTCGCGCTTTCTCAAAATCCTCATCGTCAAAACCCATGAGTCGCCAACACTCTTTGGGTGTCAATCTTCGTATTCTCGGCGCTCCTGCGTTGCCCGTCACAACCGCCTGCTGCTGAGAGCAAGTTAGTGTCTGCGCCACGCCCTTGCCCACGCGCCCTCTGCGGGTCTTGCTTTCCGGATAAGAGAGGTTAATGCTGTCACCAATGGTGGCTTCCGCAAACCCTTTCTTGGTGGCTTCCGCAACCCGTACCACCGGCCTGTTGTCCAAAATCTGTGTCACTTGTCCTCCCCCTCCGAACGTTCTCAGTGTCGGTGATAATCCGGAAATGCTATAAACTCTAGCACTTTGGTCGAAGTTGATATTCGACAATCTCCCCGCCATTTCACACCGCATCACAACCTCTTTCCACAATGAAATTGCTGTAAGTACGTTGTCCTTCTTTCGTTGTTACGGTTTTCACAAACTCCGTACTCTCTCTTTCGATGGGTTCAAACCTATAACCAACACCGTTTTCTTTGCATCGATCGGAATGACTAACAAAGCACTCCATGTATCCATCAGAGAGGAAATAGCGCTCGTCTATCTCTTCTAGGGGTTCCAACACATCAACCAAGCGCTTTTCCAGTTCAACGGGTTTAGGAAACGAAAACCCCTGTCCTAAATCACCTCGAACGCTTACACAAAAGACTCTCTCTCTCTCTCTCTTCTGCGGTACACCGTAGTCGGCCGCCGAAAGCACTTGCCACCTGTTCTCATACCCCAACTCTTCCAACGTTTTGCACCAAGCCAGGAAATCGTTTTTGAACTTTTTCCCGACAAGATTCTTGACGTTTTCCATGATGAGGTACTTCGGTAACTCGCCGTCCTCTTTCGCTCTACGTAGTAGTCTCTCCACCTCGTAGAGAAGGCCGCTCTGAGTTACACCCTGTACAACCCCCGCTTGCTTCCCGGCAAGCGATATGTCTTGGCACGGAAACCCGTAAGTCCAGAGGTCGGCGTAGTCCAGTTTTTCAACCTTGGAAATGTCGCCGTAATTCCGTACCTCTCCGTAAATCGCCTCGTAGGACATAATCGCAAAGCGGTCGATCTCGCTGATACCTACAACCTTGTGCGGTAACCCCATCCGTATGAGAGCCTTGCGGAAAGCACCGATTCCGGCAAACAACTCATTTACTGTCAGCATTACAGAACCCCTTTCAGTCTGAGTCCCCAATAGATGACGAACCCGCTCGAGGTGGATTTTCGGTCAAACCATTCGGGATGCCTTGCCAATTCTGAGTTAAACTTGCGTGCCGAGAGAACGTACTCACCCTCCGATTTCGCCCACATCTTGAAAGCAACGTAGAGGTCTCTCGACCGAATGTTCCCGCCGCCTTCTTCCTCCGGCGTTCTTTCACAGCGGTTCTCAAGGAATTGCAGCACAATATCATTATCACGCTCATAGTTGGCTACAACCCGTCTAAGGCCGTCACTCATGGTTAACCCGCGCTCTTTGTAGTGCTTATAACCGCGTACCAACCACATGAAGATTCCGCTCATGCTCGATTTCTCACATAACTCTTCTTTGAGGTGGGTGTCCTGCTCGCTCGGAGCAAAATGACGGTTGAACTCAACAACTCTGATTCTCTCGGAAGCGAACAGTGATTTATCTGTAACCATCGGTAAATCATTACAGGAAAGCCAGAGGGTGAACTGCGGTTTGAACGTGACAGCCGATTGATACAGCGCCCGTGCTGAAATCTCTTCACCGCCGGTAAGCTGTTTTATCTTCTCTTCGTCCAGTTTCCCGTATTCATTACTCTCTGCCATGGTAACGAACCGTCTACCCCTGAGTCCCGCCAACGTGGGGGACGCTGCTTCCGCGTCCTTCTGTCTATCTCCCCGGCAAATCATTCCGACCGGTGCAACGCTTGCATACCCACCGAGCATTGTCTCAATCGTGTTCAACAGCGTACTCTTGCCGTTTCTTGTCGTTTTACCATGCAGAATGAACATGCACTCTTCGTTGCTCATTCCGAGCATTGAGTAACCGAGCGCTCTTTGAAGGAAATCCGCCTTTTCGGTATCGTTCTGCGTGACTTCTGTAATGAACGTCTCCCATCTATCGCACGCCACCTCTTTCGATACCGTGTGATTGAAGGCCGTCTGCATTGTAATGAAATCGTCCCACCGGTGTTCCCGGAAAGAGAAATCACGGAGATTGTATGTACCATTTAGGCAGTTGATGAGATACGGGTCTGAATCGAACTCAACAGCCGAGATTCTTAACTCACCCGTAGCGTCCTTGAGGATTCTGTCTCTCATCCGTCTGTCGCCCATCCTATTGACGAAACCTAAGTACGCCTTACGGAGTTCCTCATCATCAATCTCACCGCAGTAGAGAATCATGAGACGAACGAAATCCTTCATCTTCTCGGAGACAAGTATTGCACCCTCATCTTTGCGCCACGCCCCTTCATGATAGGTGTACCAACTGCGGTGTTCGGGACAATATCGTGCTTCCTTGGTGTAAACAAGTCCGAACAGGGTAGCCATGCCCATTTCAGACCACTCAAACCCGGAAGTGGAATCGTCTCTGCTCTCGGGGCGGTGCTGCTTAATGAGGTACATTTTCTCGGACAGTTTCTCATCCATAATGACACGTCCGCTCCGCGTCTCGAATAGCTCCGGCATCACTTGTCCTCCTGTACATCTTTTATCAAGTCGATCAAGTCTGTCGGAACTCTTCGTATGTTTTGAGGTCTACAACTCATTTCGTAAACTTTGTAGAACCCGTCCTTGATTTCTTCCCAACTTCTACTCATGACGTTCACCTTCTGTACCTTGTTATGCTGTCACAGATTGTCCGTATCTCACCTACGTCCAACGGCGGTACACACGCGGTGCTGTTCACATACAGCAATTCTCTGTAAATCTGCCCCTTCGTGTAACCCGTGTTGTGAAGGTATCCTGCAAGAGACGCCAGAGAAAGATTTCTTCCACCGCTGTGTATTTTCGGATAATCCGGTCTTATCGGGATTCTGTTATTCACAATATCCTTAGACCATTTCGGTCTATATATTCGACAACATTTAATCAATCCCGGGGATTTATCCTTCTCTTTTTGCTCTGGAAAATATCGCTCAATTACATAATTTATAGCACTTTGATTGTCGATAATTTCACAGTTGAGAAGAACATCCCCTGTCATTATGAAGTAACGCGAGGCCTTGTAAATCTCAACCCCCGCGAGGTTGTTCTTACCCTTGAACGGAAGGTCGCCCCGGAGCAGGATGTGAAACCCTCTCCCGCTCCTTGAGCGCTCCGTGTAACTTTGACATTTCGATACAATGTCGGCCGCAAGAGGTGTCATAAAACCGTCCTCATCAACCCCTGCGTCAATGTCGATACCAACGTAACCATCACCTGCGAAAACGAAACCGCAGTAGTCGTAAAAGCCTTTGTTGCAGGACTCCAGAGCCGTTTCAAAGTCAGACCAGGTATCGGGGTTCGTGGAAGAAGCAGCTTCTTTTTCCCACGCTTTCATGGGTACTTTACTGTCTTCCCAAACACACACCCACCGTTTCAGACTTCTCAACTCTTCTGGAATCCGTTCATAAGAGACCACGGTACTTGGCGACCCGCTTTTCACACTCCCGTACCAACCCCCATATCACGTCTTGGTGAACCCCGCTCTTTTTGGAGACTTGGTAGACGTTGTCCGGAATGGTGTCGCCCTCTTTGTAGATTGTCAGAAGTTTCTTGCGCTCTGCCTTGGTGAAACTCTTGAGCGCCATGTGACAAGCAATCCAGTTGTGCTTCTCTACCTCAGAGTTATAGATTCTGTCCTCGTACCGGGCGTAGAACCGCAAACAATGAGAAACGAACTCAGAATAAAACGCTCTACTCATTTACCCCTCCCGTTGTTTACTCGGTGTATTCCTCGGTCTCGAAACACCATGAATCTCCCACATCAACGTAATCACCGATATGCTCGATATTTTCCTCTTCCTCAAGCACTCGTTTTGCGAACTCGACGGGAACTCTCGTGATAACCCAATCCTCGCCGGTGCGGTGGAGTGCAGTCACCATACCGAGATCATCCGCTTTCAATCGTTTCTTGGACTCTTTCATTCAACCCTCCTTTGTTCTCTCGAATTTCACGCCACAGTACTCGTACACCATGTCTCGGTACTCCTGCAACGTTGCCTCTCCCTCGGAGAACGCTTGGTATTCGTCTATCAGCGCCTCCGCAAGTTTCGGCAACCGTGTCTTTGTTCCCCAATCGAACTTATCCCGCATGACTTTAATCGGGATGGACAGCAGAAGAAGCATTGCTGAATCCGTTGCCTCTTCCACTGCCTCTCTCTTAATGCGCTCAATGTCGCTGCGCTTCATTGTAATAACGGGGTCACTGTCTGTGTTTCTCGTAGCCCTGCGTCTTTCAGCCCGGTTCATGAGCCAACCCCTCGTGAAGCAGGCCAGAATAGGGAAGGGTGTCAATCCACTCGCAGAATCTTCTCCACTCATTCAGCTTGTGTCCCCGGCGGTACTCAAGCATGTTGAGCAGGTTTTCATAGGTCATCGTGACTGTGCGTTTCTGATTGTAGGAAGAGGGCAAAAGCTGAACCATGGCTTTCCAGTAGACGGTGTCCTTCGTCTTGAGATACATCAACCGAAGCCCGTTCAAATTCATGATAAGTTCATCAAGAACCCCCATTGTGTCGAGTTCCAGAACCCCGTCCTCGGTGACAACCAGGTTGGACAAGTAATCGCTAGAGAAATCTTCCAACTCAAACTTCTTCTTGTGCAGCGTGTGCATGGTTGAACAAGAATTGGCTGTCGTTCCGACCTTGTAGGTGTCAAACTCCTTCCACCAATACAGAGGTGCTGTAATATCTACCGAGACGAAAATCTGCCTCAAGAACTTTCTGTGCGGGACGCCCGCACGGATTAGACGGGTCATTAAATCGCGATCCTTTTCACCGATCGTAGGGTTCCAGTATTGGAAATCTGTGTCCGATTTCTCCCAACTGTTGAGCGGGTTTCTCATACCACGAATGGCGTGCTTCCACCCCCACACCTCTACCTTTTCAAACTTAATCATGTCACACCCCCTCAACGTGAGAAGCCATCATGTCAGCCGTGTGCGTCCAGAGTACGTTAGGGTACTTGTGTACCGCCCGTGTGTAGTATCTCCATTCCTCTTTGTCCGTGAAAGCGCCCATGTGATACCGAATGCACATAACCTCTTCCTCGGTGAGTCTCATGTACTGCGAAAGAATCTGCACCGATTTGTCGCCGTGCCCCGTGAGCAATGTGTCTGTGTTGTGTGTGTACATTCCCGTCTCCGAGTCAATTTTGTACTGATCGATTTTGCAAATGTCGTGAAACATTCCGACAAGTAAGGGTGAGTTCTTGTTCTCCCACTGTAAACCCATCGTGGCGGTGAATTTCCTCAAATAAAACGCCACCTTGCAACTGTGCTCAAACAGACCTCCCTCGTGATTACCGTGGTACTTAGTGCTCGCGGGGGCTGTAAGAAATCCCCTTGCCACGATATCGTCAATGGTGCTCTGAGGGACACAACCGTTAAGCACCCTTTCCAACTGCTGTTTGGATGCGATCATTCCGTCTCCTCTCTGTGAATACTCCGATCTGCGCTGAACCCGTCCGGGTAGCGCTTTCTAAGTTTCTCAACGTTATTCTGCAAGACGTACTCAAGGGTATAACCCTGTGAAGCAGCGGTTGTTGCAAGATACCAGGCAACATCTCCCAACTCTTCAATCAAGTGGTCGGTGTCCAACCTGTGTCCCTGGAAAAGGTGCTTCTTCACAATATCCGCGCACTCCCCGGCTTCACCGCAAAGACCCAAGACCCCGTTAATCAGTGCTCCGTTACACCCCACATAACGTCCTTCGGTTCGCAGTGCTTCCTGCTGATACTCATTGATTGTCATTCGTTCCTTCCTCCAACTCGATAAACTTCTTCAAGTACCAAACGGCCTTCTTGATATCCTCAAGTTCGTTCTTGTTTTTGTGTCGATAGAGGTACTTAAAAGCGTTGCACACGCAGAAGGCCGCAACCGCTTCCACCCCCTGTGTCTCCATCATCACCTCTATACACTCAAACTTGCCTGTCTCGTAATGAGACGGGTGATTCACGTTGTCGCTCATGGGTTGTCACCTCCTAGAAAGCAGGGGAAGGTGTTGCTCCTTCCCCGCCGTAAAATGGGTTATCCGAGCAGAGAATCAAGGTCTAAGCCGCCTGTGGGCTGTGCGGGAGCGCTCTTCTTAGGAGTAGGAGTGCTTTCCTTGCTTCCGAGAGTTCGTGCTCGATCACTCACTGTACCGAACGGATCGAAACTATCAGCCGGATACAAATCCTTGAGATGAGCAAATGTGACGTTCTTCTTCGGGTCTTTATTGCTCGGAAGAACGGTGTGCTCAACCGTTGCGCCAACGTAGTGATCCACAAGTTCTACGGGGTCAACGTCCTCGAGACCGAAGTCATTCAGCACGTTCTTTGTGAAGTAAGAGAACGCGTTCAGAGCGCCCTCGTTGTAGTCACCATCGTTGTTGAGGATGCTGAACCGCTCAATGTGCGTAGCGCCCGCTGCGTTCACCAACTTAATGGCGATACGTCCGAAATCCTCATCGTAGGTTGCCTCGTAAACTCTGAAAATGTCCTCACCCTCCGGGATGATGGAAAACCCGTCTCTCATCGGAATTCTTCCCATGTCTTCGTCCTCCTTAGTTCTTGTTGAGAGCAGTCTTAATCAGCTCCCAGGCCTGTTCCTCGCTGAAACCGGCCTTCTGAAAACCGCTGTAAAGCATGTAAACACCCCTGCACGTTTCGTCAATCCCATCTTGAATCGATGATATCTCCGTCTTTACCCCAAGTTCCGCCGCCATTGCTTCCAAAAACTCAATGGCGTTCATCTCGTTGTCCTTGTTGTCCTTTTTACCCATGTTTCCCCTCCTTACTTAACCGTCAGACGGTAGGTTTCCGATGCCTTGAGGTATTTCTCAAGTAAACCGTCTGCTTTCAGCGCATCCTTGTCTACGCTTGTTGTCTCCGACCGAGCCACTGTCCAAGTATAGATAGAACCCTTGACTTCCACCTTCTTGTCTCCTTCTCTGAACTGCCCCATTGCGTACTTCTTAAGCAACTCGTTGAGTTCCTTGTAGCGCTTCTCCTTCTCATTGGAAGAAGCAGCAATCTCATCCAACTCCGTCTTGAGCGTTTCTGCTTCCGCAATCAGTTCCTTGATATCCGTGTCAGCTGTGAGAGAATTTGTGCGGAGCGCTTTGAGAATCTCAGCGTCTTTCTTCTCATCGTACTCGGGAGAAATTCCCGTAGTAACGTGGTCGCTCCACCACTTTTCAACCGTTGCAACCTTCTCCGAGAAATCCGGGTACCGCTCCGAAACCTTGAAACTCACCGTGATTGTGTTGCTCACGTTCGGCTTAAACGCTTCCGGGTTGTCGTAGTCAGTCGGAGAAAGGAAAGAGGCCACCATGATTACATCATCAACCCCGTAGAGGTAGGCGTAGAGCGCCGCCTGCAATGCGTAGTATTCGGGAACATCGTTCTCCCAATCCTCGGCGCGCTTGGTGGTTTTCATCTCCAGAACGGCCTCAACGTTGCCATCCTCACCTTTCATGAGGTAGTCCCACATACCGCCGAGGTGCTTATTCTCCTTGAAGAAGTCACCCCACGTCTGGCTGAAATAATCTTCTCCCCACACGTCAGACGGTCTGATAATCTCCATGCCGTAGCTCTGCTCCATATAGGCAGCCTGTTTCGGCTCAATGGTTTTACCGGCAACCGTGTAGATCGTGTCCTCAAACGGTTTCTCATAGGTCTTGGTGATTGCACACCACATTTCAAAATCGGTGCTCCAGGGATTCAGACCGAGGATTGTTGCGAATCTTGTACCCGTGACCTTTTTGGTCTTTTTCGGAGGGGTAATCTTGATTCGATTACCCTCCAACCACTCGATGCTTTTCATCAAGTCTCCTTTCCCATCACCACGGGTAAGACAAAGCACTTCTTTGAATCACCTTGTGTGATATAAAGCGGTTCTTTCGCGTTCGTCATAGACAGCACAACGGGCTTTTTCTTGTCAAACGCTTTCAGCGCGTTCAGAAGCAGCGCGGGATTGAGTCCGATTTTTCGTACACCCTCTCGTTCGTCCCAATACTTGTCAATGTTCGGAAAAACACCGTGTTCAAACTCTACAAACTCGCTCAACCCGCCTGCCGTGAATTCGCAAGTGTAGGAACTCGTGTCCACAGTGAAGGAAACGGTCGGGTAAACCTTCGCATCCACTTTTTTAGGGACTCTGATATCAAACCCCGTTCCGTCCTCAATCTTTCCAATAATAGGTACGGTGACTCTCGCCGCTGTGTGAGGATTCACCAAACTCACCTCAAGGTCATGTCCGTGAACCACACAGTGTGCGTTCCGCAGGTGAACCATCTGCGCTTTCGTATCGATGAACGCTTTTGCGAACTCCACCAATACATTCAACGCCTCAGTCCGCATCGAGAACTTGATTTCAGCCATTGTTTCCCTCCAACATGGCCGTAATTCTCTGAATCAGTGCTTCACAATCGGACTTGGAAATCACCGTGAAGCCATGTGTCTGGAGCGCAATCTTCGCGATCATTTCCTCTTTGCTCGGATCAGTGTCTTTCAAGCGTTTGAGCGCTGCCTTGAGTCCTTTAATCTGTAAATCACTCGCGTTGTCGCCCGGCGCGGTGAGGTTTTCCTTCACTTCCTGTCTCTGCTCCTGCGTAGCCGGTGCTTTCTTCTCGGTGGGCTTCGGTGCAGCAGGCTTCGCACCAATCCCTGCGTCCACAGAATCGCTCTCGCAGATATCAAGTGCAATCATGTAAAGGTAACGGCGCATGTAGGTGATAGACGAACCAAGCGCCTGCATCTCGTTTGTAACCGCGTTCCCGGAATTGCTCACGATCGGAGCAAGCTGATTGAACGGTGCAAAGAACACCGCTGTCTCTTCGGGGTTATCCGTGTTCACCATCGTCATTGTTGCGACCTCGGAATCAAACGTTACAATCGGGATAAGTCCGATTTCGCTGAAAATCCGGGTTGCGGTCGGCACAATGTCCTCAAGTTCAAAGTACTTGAACTGCAAGTGCATGTTCTTTCCGCTCTTCTCAACGTTCGACTCCAGAAACTTGGTTCTCGCGGCGAGAAGCTTCTGATACACATTGACTCCCTTGGTGCTTGTTGCCATTCTCTTTGTCCTCCTGTTCTTTTCGGGTTTGATACCCTTGAAATCGTCAACGCGCTTTTTTGCCATTTCGATGTAGAAGGTTCTGTCCACGTCTTCAATGGAAAGTTCGTTGTCGTTGTCAATAATGCAGTGTTCCGGTAGCGAATCGATCTTTGCTTCTGAATCGTCCTCGGCCTTAACCTTGTAAATCTTCCCGTATCGCTCATCTTTGGCGGCGTACACCCGGTTAACCTTCTGGACAGGATGCTTTTCACCATTGATTAAGTGATATGCTTCGCGGTACTTTGCTCCCGCCTTTGCGATAATCTGAAACTGGAAAAGATCGTCACAGGCGTTAATTGTGTCCTCCACGGGTGTGCCGTGCAGGAAGTATTCCTTGAGTGCCGTTGCCACAATCACGCATGAGTTGTTCACGTTGAACGCCCCGGCTGCTGCAATCCCTTTAACAAGATACCCGCCCTTGGCCTTGTGTAAACCACCAGCTTGCACCTCAATGTAATTGTTCACATCCTTCTGCGCAATCTTCACCACGGTGTCCTCTTCCAACTCAAACCCCGTGCGCTCCTGCCACTCTTTGCATATCTCTGACAGCTTTTCGTAATCAGCTTTATTACACTCAACCATGATGCCGTCCGTGTTAAGCTGTACAATCCGTAAATCGCTGATTGTCTGATAGCAATGCTCGGCAAGTTCCAGTAGGTAAAGTTGCCCGGAAATACACACCGAGCGCCCCATGAGCGGGTCATAAAGGTCGTTGTACTTATTCAGCAGACAACCGTAGGTTGTATTACAGACCAACTTGAGCGCATTCGCGGTGTGCTTGTCCCCGGCGGCCTTGGCTTTCATACGGCGGTCGAGAACATCCGCGTAGGTCTGCGGAGAAGGGATATTACGGCTCGTGTAGCCGTTGATTGTGCAGAGGTGTGGGTAATAGCTTCCAACGTCCTCGTTCCAAATCCCGCGCGACTCGCTCTCTTCCCAAAAGAAGTTAGTAATAGCACCGTGAATACCACCGAATCCCAGGGTGACAGGGCAATCCCCAATCATGAGTTTCAACTTGGCCTTGAAAATCTCTTCGTCCGAAATTGACTTGTCGTATAAACGGTCAAAGAACTCAAAAACCTCTTCGGGGACATACTCTCTTCGCAGATTGCTCGGATAGACGTACTCTCGTTCGTCATTGTGGTCTTTCTTTGTGGCCTTGAGCATTGCTGCCGTTAGCTTGGCGTTCGTCATACCGAGCGCTTTCACCTCATCAATTCCCGCCATTCGTCCAAGGTTTATTTTGTTCTGTAGATAGTCAATGCGAATGTCAATCAGCTTTTCAGCCGTATCAACATCGTGCTTACAATAGAACTCTGTCTCCGCTCTTTCAGCTGCGGTAAGCGGCCGATCAATGTCAAAGGGAACACTTGATTCTTTGATTGACATTCCGAGGTGTCCTTCAATCGCCTTAAGCGATAACCCCTGTTGAGTGTCGTCCCTTATATCAACGTTCGGGAACTGGAAATAAATTCCTTCCAGTTGAGGGCATTGCCAACCCTGCCCGCCGCCGATGATAAAATCGTTCACCCGTTTGATTTCCTCCGGGGTGAAGTCAGCGTAAATGGCCTTAACAATGAATTGATCGTAGTGCTTGCTGTTGAATCCAACGTAGATGCAGGAATCGTCCAGAGCCATGCGCAGTGCTTCGTTGTCATTCCAGATACATGTGTATTGCCCCGTCTCCTTGTCCTTAAGTGTTACAAGCCAATCGTGGGCAAACACCTCGCAGTCATAAGAGATGATTCTCACAAGCACCCTCCGCAACAACCGTGTTCCACGTTATCGTTCACACAACGCTCAATTTCTTCGCGATAGGGTTCAAGTTCTTTGGGAAGGTCGTAGACAGACCATGAACCACCGTAGCAGTACGACTCTGTGTAATCGCTGTTAAATCCGCACTCGCCGTTGCTTTTCAACACGTTTTCTAAGTGCCACTTTTCCCCATCTACCTCAATTACCAACGTTCCCCGGCAGAGGTTAGGGTATTCACCATCATATGAAACAAACTTGACCACTCTTTTATCCCCCTTTAACTTCGTTACCCCAACTATCCCAACCTTGTCTTTCGTTTCTCGCATACATTTCGAGTTTGTTCAAAGTTGGATACAATCGTTCTATGATTTGATACGCAGCCTCTGGTTTCTGGGAATGACGTTTAGCCAACTCTGTAAACACCGTGTGTATCTTTCCTCTTTCGTTTGAAGCCACGGGTGTTAGTTTCCCTTTGTACATGTAAAGAAGATATTCGTGTCCAAAACGAACCGTAAACGCAGCGGGTATTCCGTTTACCTTGTTCCATATCATTCGAGCGTGTAACTTGTAACCGAGCGACTTTGCCAGTTCTTCTGCTTCAAACAGATATTTGTCGATTGTCCACAAAAACATAATTGAATTCTCGCCAGTTAATCCGTCTGCTGTTGCAATGTGACCCTTTATTACTTCAAGACTAATGGTGGGATAATCTAACTCCGTTCCGCTACTGTTCGGTCTCACCCGCTTCTTTCCACCTTTTTGTTGTTTCCATGGTGGGTCAACATATAGGAGATCGTACTTTTTATCGGTTTCCAATAAATCAATAACCATTCACTTGTTCTCCACGAAATAACATTCGTTCTTGCGATACACCGTACAGCGCTTCTTATACAGCTTTTCAAGGTACACAATCCTGTCAACGAAATCGTAGGCAATCGGCTCTGCCTTACCCTCGTGCGTTCTTGCGATTCTTCCCACACTCTGTGTAATCACCGTGAAATCCTTCTGCGGTGTCGTTAGGTACAGGCGTTCAAGTCGCGGTACGTCCAACCCTTCTTTGGCAAGAGAATAGGTTGCAAAGAGGTATTTTTTCTTACCGCTTCTCATGTCTTCCAGGGCTTGCTCTCGTTCTTGCTTACCCTTCTTGCTTGTCATTTTCCCGCTAATCATTACAGCGTCTTTCCGCATATCAGCAGGAAGCATGTTCATGAGCGTTTCAAGGTGTGCAAGTCTGTCTGAAAGAATCAGCGAAGGCTTCTGTTCGATACAATCGATGATTGTCTGATTACGTTCCTTGTTCTCGGTGAGATAGGTAATCAATTTCGCGTAATTGAGCGTACCGTCCGTGTTAAGGGCTTCTCTGCTCATTTGCGTGCCTGTTCCAACCGGGTAGATACCAACCTTCATAATTTTGTCCGACACAGCCGAGAGCGGAACAACATACTCTATGTCTCCGATAAGGGCGAATGTAGCCTTAATCATTCCGTCTGCTCTATGAAGTGTTGCTGATAAACCGTATTTGTGCCGAGCCGAAAGGCCGTTGAGCACTTTCTGATATCGTGTAACCGCCGTGGGGCTTCCGCTAACCCTGTGCACCTCGTCCACAATTACGCAGTCCCAATAATCCCTGTATTGTGTCAAATCGAGGTTGCTCATGGTCTGTACTGTTGCGAAAGTGATCCCAGTACCCAGGTTGACCTTACCTTCTGTGATTGTCCCCATGAGTTCTTCACTCATGTATAGTTTGGCTCGCTCTCTACTCTGTTTCACCAAATCCAAGGTGTGACAAAGCCACAGTGTGCGCCGTCCTACCATCGTGGCAAGCGCCAGTCCCATTTGCGTTTTACCGCTTCCTGCTGCGCTTTGAAGAATCCCAGATTGTGACAGGTACATCATTTCGACCGCCTGTTTTTGGTAGTCATAGAGCGGTACGTTCGCATTGAAATCCACTGTGACCGGGTCTGTTTTGAAATCGAAAACGACCTCGGAATCAAGTATGAAATCAACCGGGATTCTACGAAAAACCCCATAAGGCAGGATCCAGTTCGTACCTCTCACCTCGTACAACGAAAGTGTTTTGGGTGTGTTACCAAGCCAGAATCCCATCCGGGCACGTTGAGAATACTCAGGGTTGTCAATTTCCAGATACCCCTTGCACCACTCCTTCATTTCCTTCGTGGGGTTCTCAACAGTGATGACATTAGCAACTCGTATCACCATCGTTCCAACCACCCCGCTAACGATTCACCACACTGCCAGATTTCATTCATGTTGAGTGTATGGTTCTCTGAAAACTCCGTCTTGAGTAGGTTGCTATCAATCATGTATATCCCGTGTGTTGTTTTGAGAGCGAACCATCCCCAATGTTTTCCCCTGTCTCTCCACATCTGCATTGCAAAGCGCTGATTCTCCTCAATTCTGGAAAGAGGGAATTTGTCGTGGCTACAAACCTTGCAATCAATCAGATATGCCTGTCCGTTTCTCACCGCAATCACATCGGCGGGTTGCCCGGCTGCGTTCTGTGCCAAGTTGTGACACCAAAACCCGTGAGTGTAGAGGATTTCGCAGAACTCCTTCTCAAACTGATTTCCGAGTTTTTTAGAGGTAACCATACTTTGAAAGCACCTCCTCCAACTCTTCCCATACCTTGACGGTGTCACAGAGTATCGATCTTGCCATGTCGCAAACGTAATCTGCGTATATGTCCTTGATTGTCATCGACAACTCTTCCATTTGCCGGTTGTAGTAATCGGCACATTCTGCGCCCAGGTACTTGTCGATAAGATTTTCGAAATCTCTAGGACAAGAAACCGTCTCAACCATTCCGTTTTTCAGTCGCATACGCTTTCACCTCCGCTTCGTATTTCTCCATGCTCTTCAACACCGCGCGGGTGTATTCCGTAGAGGTGATACCGCTCTCGTGGGCTTTTCTAGCCCCGTAATCGCCGAGGTCGTAGGCCAGTAGCGCGTCTCCGTAGTCCTCATAAGAACCCAGAAGGGAACTCATAATCTTGACTCCGCAGAAAACGTTCTGATAGGAATTCAACATATCTGCGTTCCCGAACTGTGCCGACAACCGGGTGTGATTCACACTACCAATCTGCATGAGTCCGTAATCCCCGGAGAGGCTTACTTTTTCGGCATCGAACCCGCTGCCCTGCTCAATCATTGCCAGTACTAACGCTACAGGTACACCTTCGTCCGCGCAGATTTCGTAAATGTATCTCTGCAATCCCTCAGAGAGGGGGACGTTGAAATAGTGTACTTTCGCCGTTGTAGGCATCATATTGGTTGAGTAGGTAGGTACTTCCACCGTCTCATGTATCACCTCGGTCTTTGTCGGAGCAGTAAATCGCCCAAACACAAATCCGCCGACCACCAAGCTTGCGAGAACTGCGTAGGCTTCAACCTTCACGATTTTGTTACGGTTGATTCGCTTTTTCCCTCTACATTCCGTAGCCATTTTTGATAACCCTCCTCGTTCTCGGGATTTTTGTAGAACTCGGTTACAAGGCTTGTTAACGACCACGCGAGGTCGTTCGTCTGCTCATCCGACAACCTCATGCTTTCTCCCGCTCGTTAAGGATCTCTTCGCACGCTTCGAGAATCTTCTTAGCCTTCGGATAGGTGTAAACACCCGTCAAAATGCTAGACATCATCGGCGGTTGGATTTCATAACCACGCTTGCGCAACTCCCGTATCATCTCCACCTGTGTCATTCCGAGACGATTCATCTTGTCCAAAACAGTCATTTTTCCCTCCTTTCTTTTCCAAATAGCGGATTTCTGTTGCGCCAAAACAGATTCAGTGTTATTATTCTTATTACCAATCTAAGCACAATACCCTAAATTTTCTGAATTGTTTCCGCAATTCGGAGCGGCTTCCTTTGGCTCAAACCTCTTTACCAGAGCCGACAACCACATTCTAATTCTTATTTTTAGATTCGTCAAGTGTTTTTAGATCTGTTTTTCAGAAATTTTTAGAAAGGAGACATTGTGACATTTGCAGACAACTTAAAACGAATTTGTAAGAACCGAAACACCACGCCCACTGCCTTGTGTAAGGAGTTGGGACTAAGCACATCAAAGGTTAGTGCTTGGTATAACGGGTCTCTACCAAAACAGGACGTAATGTTATTACTTGCTCGTAAACTAAATTGCTCAGTAATGGATTTCTTTGCAGACGATGATATGGACGAAGTTAGACCATCCAATGATGACGAACGTGATATACTAGGGATTTACAGAAATTTGCCCAGACGTGATAAACATGAATTTATGTCAACGATATATAATTTTGATAAACGAAAGGTGCACGCATAAAAGCCGTAATCTACGCTCGGTATTCGAGCCACAATCAACGAGAGGAATCAATAGAGGGACAACTGAGAGAATGTTATGATTTTGCTGCTAAGAACGATTTCTCTGTTGTGCATGAGTACATCGACCGTGCCATATCGGGTAAGACCGACAACCGCCCGAGTTTTCAACAACTCATCAAAGACAGTGAGCGGGGGCATTTTGACGCGGTAATCATGTACACACTTGATAGATTTGCAAGGAATCGGTATGACAGCGCAATCTACAAAGCCAGACTTAAACGCAACGGGGTGAAAATCTACTACGCGAAACAGCCTATGCCGGACACCCCGGAAGGAATCATTCTCGAATCAGTGTTAGAAGGGTATGCGGAGTACTACAGCGAGAACCTAGCAAGAAACATTCGCCGTGGACTCAAAGAGAACGCAATGCACGGATTGGTGGTAGGTGGTATGTCATTGGGTTATCGTGTAAATGAACAGAAACGATATGAGATAGACCCCGTTGGCGCAAAGGCCGTGCGGGCTATTTTCACCATGTATGCGGAGGGTAAGACAAAAGCAGAGATTGTTAAATGGTTGAATGATAATGGATTTAAAACGGTCAGAGGAAGTGAGTTCAACAAAAACAGTTTGCCCAGAATTTTGAGAAATGAAAAATACATAGGTGTTTACAGAGTTGATGATGTTGTCCTAACGGATGTAATACCGCCCATTATCGACAAAGACCTGTTCGACAAAGTACAAGCACAAATAAAACACACGTTCTTGTCGAGAGGTAAATTTAAAGCGACCGAGGATTACCTGCTTACGACTAAGGTGTTCTGCGGTCACTGTGGTGAACCGCTGATTGGTGAAAGCGGTCGATCAAAAACAGGAGCGATACACCATTACTACAAATGTGCAGGGCGTAAGCGTAAAAAGAACTGCAACAAAAAGACAGAGCGAAAGGAGTGGTTAGAGCAAACCGTTGTCCGGTTCACTGTGCAGCACGTTCTAACGGATGAGAACATCGATCTGATTTCTACCAGGGCAATGGCATTGATCGAGAAGGAACTTCTGGACACCTCTCTTCTCACAGGCTTGCGAGAGCGCCTTAAAGACACAAATAAGCGTTTGAACAACCTAATGGGTGCAATAGAGCAGGGAATCATTACACCCACCACCAAAGAGCGCCTAGAGGCTCTGGAGGCAGAACGCAGGGACTTGGAGGGACAGATAGGACAAGAGGAAATGAAAAAGCCCTTTCTCACGAAAGAGCGAATACAGTATTGGCTTGAATCGTTCAGAAAGGGTGATATCAAAAACGTTGAGTATCAGCGGCGAATCATTGACACATTGGTGAACTCGGTCTACGTCTACGATAATTCCCCAGACGGAACCAAAATCGTAATCACGTTCAACCTTTCCGGGGCAAATACCATAACGCTTAAAAGTTCGGATATAGAACACTTGACTCCACTCAACCATTCACATCCGAACTCGGTGTTTTTCGTGAAGCACTGTTTCGGATTCATATTCACAGTAAAGAGCGCGGATTGCCCGCGCTCTTCTGTATTTCATCAGTTAGTTTGTCCTAAGTAGGGTAAGTAGCAAAAATCAAGATTTTACCCTAACTTTTCTTAATACGCGCGTTATAGAGAAAGTTATAGCAAAATCCTGTTTTTCACTACTTTCTACTACTCCTCCGTCACCCCAGGGTATCTTTTTTACTCCCCGGAGTAGCTTAAGGGGTTGAAATTCAAAATTTACAGTAACTTTTCTTAATACGCGCGTACTAGAGAAAGTTATAGAGAAAACCGTATTTTCACTACTTTCTACTACTCCGGGACTACTCCGCGATATCTTTCTGAGTAAAATCCGGGGTCTCCGTGTCCTTGGAAACGTCCCACTGTCCCTCATGATTGACATAATAGTAGATGTGCCCTCTTCCCGGTGCGATCTCTTTTTCGGAACGAACATAGGCGTTTCTCGCAAGCACCCCTGTCTTGGTGAGATAATACTGCTCGCCTTTGTACGATACCCACTGTCCCGAGATCATACCACCGTCCTCTCCGATATAATACACACCGGAAGCGTCCTTAAACCATGTGTTACGAATCAGCGCTCCTGCGTTATCAAAGACGTACCAACGACCATTGATGTACAGCCACTTCCCTGCTGCTCGGTGACCGTTCTCTTCGATATAAAACCACGCGTTGCCCTCTTTCACCCAACCTGTGATTGCATTGGCTCTGTGTGCTGCACACGCGGTGTAGGCACACCAACTCACAAGCATCTGACACCACGGCTCACCGTTGAGACCATACCACCGTCCGTACTTGGTTCTGTTTCGGTTTCCGGGGTTTGCGGTCTTAATGTCTAAGCCGTTGTCGGATGCTTTCTCCACATAACCAACTTCTCCGAGTACCGTGTCGATCATTTCCTTTACAGTGCAGGTGTCCTCACCATAAAACGGGCGACCGAAACCATTGATGAGATTCTTACCGCCTACCTCACTCGGGTGGAAGGTGTACTCTTTGAGAGCCACGCACCCGCCGTCACGGGAATATCTCCCCGGAGCGGTGTTACCCTCGCCAACTTTCATGGTATACGTTCCTGTGAAGTTCTTTCTCACGGTTACCACCACTCCCACATGTGCCACTCTACCCATGGAAGCGTGATAGAAATACACAATGTCACCGTCTATCGGGATGGTGAACCAACGTCCTGCTCTTACGAACAAGCTCTTTCCTGTAGGCGTATAAGCCGTATAATCGCCACAGAGCAACTTCTGCCCCGCCTGGTGTGCATTCATACCTTTTCTCCTTTCCTTACAAGAAGAGGGGCTTGTAGCCCCTCCTGTCACTCATTGGTGATCGGGTCGAGAGCGTCCTCACTCTCCTTACCCACTCTTGCGCTGTCAATAAGGCTCTCACCAAACACAAAGGTCACGATGGAACCTGTGCCCATGATAATTGCCGCCACCTGCGCGGTCTCGTTCTGAGTAGACCCTCTGAACATCATCACGCTCGTTACAAGACCCGCGACCGCAAGCCAGAACTTTCTACTCGTAAGCTTTCTTCTCAAATTCTCAAGATTCATTTTTCTTTCCCTCCTTTGGATTGGCAAACCCATGGTTTCTTAAGTTCGCATTGTATTGTTCCCGTATATATTCAGCCATTGACTCGGCAACCCCGTTCTGAAAATCGGGATTGTTCTTGCAATATCGTGTATAAGTATCCACGTCTATCATCGCTTGGTCAAAACTGTCTTTCGAATGGGGCTGATTGTTCAGAAGTTCATCTCCGAACCGTAAGATTCTGACACGCGCCGCAATCATACGGGTTTCTTCGTTTAGTTTCGCAACCGATGTAACCTTGTCCGAGAGCGTTGAAATGCGTTTATCGATTTCCGATATTTTGTCAAAAACGTCTCTGTTCAATTCTTGTCCGAGCACCCTCGCAAGAATGGATAAAGGCGCTTTGTCTTTCGGCATGATGTGCTGTAAAGCAAGGCTTGATATGAGAACCACCCATGCCAGCGACGCCAATATGGTATTGGCGTCTATCAGTCGAGCAAGGTCATCAAATTTCAATCCTCCTCCGAACGATGAGCGTTGCTGTCTGTTGCCAAATCCTCACGTCCCATCGCCTTGAGTGCCGCCGCCACGCCAGCTTTCAGCCGCTTCGCAAGTTCGCCGAAAGTCATCTTCCCTGCGATAATCAGTTCTGCAAACATCTTGTGAATCGTCTTAATCTTGATCATCATTCTCCCTCCTGCAACGCTTCGTTGATTGCACGCATGATATCCGCCTTAAGTTCCGCTCTCATTTCGTCGCTTCGCTTGATAGCGTTCTGTAACTGCACCTGCAACGTGGCAGGCGTTTCCGACATGACAGGTTCCGGGTTCTCTCCGCTCACGTTTACAGCGTCCACCTTCATCCCGTCCGGGACTTCCAGAATCAGCGCCTCAACGTGTTCAACGTCACACTCACCCGTCACCGCAATCACGTCACCCGTGTGTCCATCGAAAATCACTGTCTGCTTCATAATCCTCCTTTCTGCTTACGCAATGAGTTCAATCTTTTCGACCTTTGCCAAGAATCTTCCGCTGTGTCCTTCCTTTCTGAACAAATTACCCACATGGATTTTCACAACGATAAACACCTGTCTCGATATATCAGAAACGGGAATCGAAATGGTAGAAACACCCTTTATTTGGTTCGAAACCTCACGAATCGGTGAGGCCGAACGGTTACCCGGAGAGCCATTGACTCTGGTCATATAAACCCGATTATCCACCCACCAATGGTCAGTAGCGTTCACAGCTTCTGTTCTCAACGTAACCTTTACTTCTCTAAAGGGTGCTAGGTCTACAGAAGGGGTAAAAGCCCACCACCAATCGTTCTTACCATCCGAACTTCCGTTTTCTCTCGGAAGTTCGTCCCTGTATGCATCTCCGACTTGCAAACGGTTCCCACTTACCTTTCCAGTAGCCCACCCCGACAAATGAGTACCGTCAAAGTGGGCATTTTCAAAAGGGACACAAGTGGCTGCGTAATCCGGCATCGTACCTTGTACACCGAGAATCGAAACTCCTGCTCGGATGTTCTGCGGTAACAGTGTCGGCGCTGGAGCCTGCGCCCACATTATGTCGGGGTTGATATACGAACCGCCGGGCATACGCATGAATACAACTCTTCCTCTTGCCCCGTAATCTCCTGCGAAAACCGTGTTCTCAAGAGCGTCCATCACACCCTGTCCACCGATATCTCCAGAGCGTACCCAACGCTGAATTGAGCCTTCGAAATTCATTCCCCACTTGCTCGTGCATCTTGCGCCCTGTAGTAGCTGTTCTCTCACAGCATCTCCCAGAGCACTTGAGGGCATCGTTACATGTGGATATCCATCGGGTCTTGTGTAATACGCAGAGCGCTGCGGTAAGTGAATCCAGAGCGTTTGGTTGTTTGTATCAATGCCAAACTCGCCGTGATTGTAGGAATACGCACCCTTGCCGTCACCGCTTCCCATCGTGTTGATAACGGCAATCTGTCCTGCTTTTCCGAGTACGTTGTAGCCCTGTAGCATCTTGGACGCATCAACTCCTGCCGCCTGTGCTACAGTGTCCACAGAGGCCTTCACTTCGGGTGTGCCGTATCTGCCGTTCTTGCGATATGCGCCGGGGAGCATTCCCACATGCACCAGACCATCCGAGACGGTCACGCCCGTGGTCGGCTGCTCGCCCTCACGCTCCACCATTGAACCTTCTACAAGTTCATCGTCAACGTAGGCGATTGCTCCTACTACCATGTCGGCAGCAGTAGCCGTTGCGTCATCGGTCGGTGTTCCTCCGCCAGACTGCATTAAGATTTTTCCCATGTCACACCTTCCTTATGTTCAGCACGATATCTCGCGCAGGTTTCCGATATACTCTGAAAACCAATTTACCCGCCTCAGTGATACCTGTGCCCGATGTGATAATCGAGAACGCTTTGTTGTAGGACTTCTGCTCATCGGGAAGCGCCATATCGGCAAGAGCGCTGCTGATTGTCACATTGTCGTTTGCCGTAATTCCCGCAAGCGGTACGGTCTGAGAATACGGAGCAGAATCACCTGTCCATCCGTTCGCTCTGAGTGTCACCTGTGATACGGTTTTCAATTCGGTAATCTGCGCCTGTAAATTCCCCGCTGCGTTTCCACTCAGCGTATCTCGTACCGTTGCAAACCAGGCATCGAACGCGGCCTTCTGGATTTCGGTATACCTCTCCATCGAAACCCTACCCTGCTGTTTCAACCCCTCAAAATACTCTGTAAGCGCTTGGTAGGTTTCATCACCCTTCCCCCGGAACGCCTGTTTCTGCGAATCAAAATACGCTTTGAACTCTTCGTACAGGTTCGTACCACCGTTGAGCCGACCCATGATGTGATTCAGCGCTTCGTTCATGCGGTTGGCATCTCTCGCACCGAAGAAGGACTTCTCCTTGCCCGTATATACAGTTACGTCTCGAAACGACACCGTACCGTCACTGTTATCGACTTGACTGTACTTCTTAAGCCCCTGCCAAACCGCGTCCGTGTAATCGGTAGGTAAATTCGACCACGCCATTTATAACCCTCCCTTCATTCCGAAATTCCATGTGAACATCCGTCTACCCTCACTCTCGTTCATCAACCTCTCATAGAGGTCTAAGATTGCACTCTCGAGACGATTGAGTTCTTTGAAATCCATCGTTCCGCCGTTTTCCACATAAGTGGGTACAGCACCGTAGTCACGATTAAGCGTTCGAGCGTTTATCGTCACAAGATTGCTTTCGAGACTATTTATCTCGTCTGCATAGAAATAATCTTTCGGTGTCCTATCCGCTCCGAGTGAAACAATGGTGAAATCTTCGTACATCTTGATAGCCAGTTCTCGGAGATATTCAATGTTATTTTTTATCCGATTGAAGTCAACCGCGTTAAATCTGTCACCGGTGTAAACCCCTGCGACCACACCGCCTTTCCAATCGGTTTTAGGTGTAGACCACGCCATTTATCCCCCAATCCTTCTGGCCGTGATTCTGCCAGAAAACGCCTGTTTGAAGTTCAGCACTTGGTGGGTAATCCCCACTTTCATGTCATTTCTGAACTCATTTTCTTGATAGATAATATCCGTTGTGTCCAATTCCGGGTTTCCACGGGTGTCGTATTCATACTCAACCCCTGCCGTATAATACGCTGCGAGCCATTTGGCGAGGTCGTTTGCCATTGCGAGGTCGTTAATCAGCGGATTCTTCCAAATAACAGATTTACCGGTTGTGTTGAGCGTCACCGTTGCGTGCTTCTCAATCACTCTGTACTGTCTACCTGTTATCTCCAGTTTGTGCGCTCCGCTTACGTTAAATCTCACGGTTATGAAGAAATCACCGCTCTCGACCACCTCTACACCGTGTTCTACACCGTCTAACTTCACCCTGTACCCATAAGAAGGTTCTTGGATGTAGTACGTTTCGGTCTTACCCGCAACCATCTCTGTTTCCTCGTAAATGAGGTTGTCATCCTTGGTGTTCTCTTGATATAGATAGCACGGAACAACAATGTCCTTCACAAGTTCGAGTTTCGTTGCTCTCGGGAACGACAACATGTCTCTACGATTCATGGTGAAATCGGCAACATCGGTAAGGCTTAAACTGTTCAACACGATACGGTTATTTGGTTCATCCGTCTTAGTAAATTCGATTTTCATCACATCGAAATCATCAAATTCTCTGAGAACAGTGGTGGTTTTATCTATTTCATCATGCCCCACTTGATATTCGTTTACGAATTCTTCTCCGCGATATATGCGAATGATAAATTCAGACGGTAATGTAGAACCGAACTCCAGTTTCAAACCGTAGTAGGCTCTGATTGCTTCCATCCTTACGGTGATAACCGGGTTTTCTGTGAACGTTCCGTCTGCCCCGGAAACGGCTCTGGACACGTAACCCGTGTTGATTCCCGGCGCTCCGTCCCTCTGTAAGAAGTGCATCGAAGCGTCTACCTCTGTATAGTTACCCGCAAGCGTTGCATATTCCTCTTTCGTGCTATCGTTCAGCACGTTCTCCGCTCTTGAATAACTCTCTTCTCCGTTCGTGCTAATTGTGCTTTTCGGCATGAAGTTGGACTTGATCTGTATCTTCCCATCACGCGAAATGGTTAAAACGCACCTACAGGCGTTTGCGATAATCTGCAAAGCCTCTTTATATCTCACCTTCGGTATCGGGTTGTTTGTAAACAGTGTCTTAAGGCGCGGGTCGAGATAGTACTCTTTTACCTTCACCTCTTTCAGAATGTCCTCTGCAAGTTCGTAATAGCTTCTCGCAGTTGCCCTATACCGTCCCCGTATGTACTCGCCGTCCATGTTTCGGAAAACATCTTGGCAGCGGATGATAGCGGTGTGATCGTCACTCTCCCACTCCGAGCAGAGCAACCTTGCACCCTGCACCCACTCCACATGAGGTGAACCCGGGGTCTGATACCCGTACATAATGTTCATCTCCTGCCCGGTCTCAAGGAAGTTCACCGCTGAGTTCGGGTTGTCCACGTTGAAATAATGGTCGTAGTTTTTCAGTGTTACCGAGAAATCGAACTGCGGTATCTCCGCTCCTATCGGGGAAACGTAACTCTCAAGCGTTGAGTCGATTACAGCATCGTTGTGATACACAAGACCGTAACCAAAAACGATTGAGTAAATCCGCAATCGACTCTGCGGATTCTTCATTCTGCGGAATACCATTCTCACACTCGTTGTGTTTGATAAAACTTCCTCGGTACTCCATCGTGCTTTGTCGTTGTTTCTAAACTCAAGTCGTTGCCCGGTGTTTCCGACAATGTCAAAATCCACGGGGTAGTTCTCACCAAAATCAATGGTGAAACCCTTAATGTTAATCGGCAACGAACTGAGGGAAATTGTCATTTCAAAAGGTTGTTCGGACACCAATTTGTTCGATACAACCCCTGTATCATAAAATCCTGCCCCCGCATTGCGGGGGAGGAAATACATCGATCCATCAACCCTTGTGAAGTTCTCTTCAAGGGTAGCGTAAGTGAGCGCGTCTTTTCGCTCACGAAAAACCGTTCCGTTGTTCGAGAACACCGCGAAATCACCATTTTGAATTCTTGCGTTCGCCTGTGCCTCTTGATTCATCAGACCGAAAGAAATCATTATGTATGCTCTCTCCCGGAGGGAGGATTTCATGCTTTTCTTATATGCCTTTGATACGCGCTGCATATCCCCTCCCTTACTCTCCTGTGTCGATAAGATTCACCTTACAGTTACGATAGTGTGTCGGTGTGCCGTCCTCGGTTACCCAATACGGCTCACCCGATCGGTCGCCGCAATACATACGGAGCGTTTTTCGGGTGTTGGTTACAGGGTCGTTGAATGTCACATTCACAAAGAAATCACTCAGAAGGGAAAGAATTCTCTCCCATTGTTCTGCGGTGAGCCATGCCCACTCAAGACCATCAATCTTGTACTGATCTCTCCCAACTCTCTGCCCTACCACGGCGCCGTTAGCGTCTCTCCCGCTGTCCACCACCGTGGTTACAATCACGCTCACCCCCCGCTTGCAAGGGGGCAGTTCGTGACCGTTAATTCTCAGATATGCCATAACTGCCCTCCCTTCAATCGGTGAAACGATAACCGTTAGCGTCCTTCTGCGTGGTAACCGCGTCCGTTACGGTACGGTTGCCGATTTTCACTACGGTCTGCTCGCGCTTGTCTGCCTGTCTCTTGGTATCGCTTGCGATATCCTTGAGCGTGGGTTCAAGATACTCATGGTAGAAATCACGCAGGTTACGGTAGAACACCTCATCAGAACCCGAACTCTCTCTCATTCCTTCGGTATTTTCATAAACCATGTTAGATAGAGCGTTCCTAGGGTCGAGACTCGTTGCTGTTGCTAACACCATGTTCTCGTTAATAGCAGAAGCGTTGGTGTTAATCGCAGTCACGATAGCGTTGGCGCTTGTGACCATATCTCTCGACATGGTTCTCCAATATCCACCAAACTGCGACATACCGCTGACAACGGACTCAAGCATGATTTTCCCGAGTTGGAAACGATTAATCACCTCGGTCTTACCGTTCACATGACCCACAATCTCCGCACCACTCTCTCCGGCTACGAACATCGAACCGTGCGCCCGGTTTGTACCACCCGCGTACTTCGGCATAGCTTTCCAAGAGTTTGCTGTGATAATTGCTCCAGTGGCTGCTTTTTTAATTTTCTTCGCCCGATTAGACCGAACGGGGTCTTCACTAGAATTGACGGCTGACCCTTGATTGAGTTTGTCTGTAAGACTGTTGATTCCGTTTGTAACCGCGTCCCACGCGCCTTTTCTGAGATTCACTGTAACGTCAATGTGATCTGTTCCAATCCAGTCTCTTACGCTCGACCATCCGTTTTTAACCAACGAAACACCTTGTCCGATGGTCGGTAATTCACCAATCCAACTCTGTACGGTTTGCCACCCGCTCTTAATGAGAGCAATAGCTTGTGACAGAACAGGAATGTGTCCAATCCAGTTATTTACGGTGTCCCAACCCTGTTTCACAAGGTTAATCCGCTGTGAGAGCGTGGGAATGTCACCCACCCACTCCTTGACGCTCGACCACCCGGACTTAGCGAGTTCGATTGCCTGGTCTAAGGTGGGAATCTTCCCAATCCAGTTCGCCACCGTGTCCCAACCTTCTTTAGCAAGACCTATCGCCTGTTTGAGCGGGGTAATCTTACCAATCCACCCGTTCACCGTAGACCAACCATCTTTTACAAGTTTGACGATGGTTTCAACTTTCAACCCGTCTCGGGTTTCATTTGCCCACCAAGTCTTTGCGTTCTCCCACATTTGGGGAGCGTTGTTGGTAAGACCTATTGCAACGTTGAGTTGCTTGTTGTTTTTAAGTGCGTTTTCAATCGGGTTGAGTACCGTGTTTCTTACCCACGATTTAGAATCGACAAAATTATCACCGAACCCCTTCTTAAAACTAAGCCCGCAATCCTTTCCCGATTCGCGCAACTTCTCTTCGATGCTTTTCATGTCACCATTGGTAAAGTAATCGTATACATCACCTGCCCAATTCGTGATATGTGTGGCTGCTTCGTCAAGCACTTCCCCAACAAAACCTGCAAACCCCGCGAACAGTTCGGCGGCCTTATCAAGCCCCTCTTTGATTTTGGTTTGAATAGCATCCCAATCGAGATCGGCCTTACTTACAAGACTCGCCGCGCCAACGGCTAGTAAAGCTAAACCTAACGGTAATCCAAACGGTGTGAAACAAAGTATTAAACCTAGCGGAATGAATGCTTTTTTAGCTATCTTGTAAATACCATCCAGGACTCCACCGATTTTACTCTTTATGAACTCCCAGTTCATGGCTATTCCGGAAACAATCCCAACCGCTCCCGCTGCTATGAGCGCAATACCAAACGGTAATGTTGGTGGCGAAAAGCAGAGAATGATACCAAGCGCCAGAAGAGCGGCCCCCACGGGTGCACCCAAGTCTTTTAGCACACTCTTAACTTTGTTCGTTATGTAATTCCAGTCGGGGGCAACCGCGTGTGCTAACCCTGTTGCACCCACTGCAATCAAACCCAAACCGACCGGGACGGCAGTACCACTAAGCGTCAATGCCAAACCGATACCGAGTAACGCCACGCTTGCTATGGCCTCAAGCTTCTTTAACTTGTTTTCAGTTTTTCCGGTAAGGCTTCCCCAATTAAGGGTTGCAGCAGAAGCAATACTTGTCGCTCCTGCAATCATCAAACCGATACCAAGCGGTATAGCACCACCACTGAACGCAAGAACTGCACCTACACAAAGCGCTACACCCGCTCCGACCCCGATTAGACCCATCGCTTCTTTGGTCTTGTCGGACAACTTGTTCCAGTTTAATGCTACGGCGCTACCGAGCATGGTCGCACCGGCTATCATCAAACCGATACCGAGGGGGATTCCCCCGCCACTGAACGCTATCACAGCGCCGACAGCCATAAGCGCAGCACCGATTGCACCTTCAATCAGTGACAATGCGTTTGTCAAATCTCCATTCAATGCTTTCCAGTTGATTGCAACGGCAGTACCAAGCATAACCGCTCCCGCAATCATCAATCCGACACCGAGGGGTATATTCCCATATGTGAACGTTAATATTGCACCGACTGCCAACAGAAAGCCACCTAACACCGCTGTCAAAAGTGACAATGTTCTGGCTAATCGGTCTGACATCTTGTTCCAGTTCAAAGCGATTGTCGAAACCAAACCGGCTGCACCCACTGCCATGAGAGCCACACCAAGCGGAATATTCACACCTGTTGCAACCAAAATTGTTCCGATGGCAAGTGCAAAACCACTGGCGACTGCTGTGATTTCCCACATGGCATCCTTTATCATGGCTACAATGGAGTCCACTCTTGAGGAAACAGCGTTACCAAGGAAATCATAGGTGGGAAGCGGTATATCAAAACCGCCGCCCCCTCCGACTCCTCCACCGCCGCCTCCGCTACCACCCCCTGCGGAATCGTCATCGCGAGAGATGATGTTCAACTCATCGATACCAAGCAATGCGTTTTTCAGCTTCTTTGCCGCCTTACCTGCTTTACCGAGTCCACCTGCTGCATCATCTGCGTTATCAGCCAGCGCTCCGGCCGCGCTTGCTCCCGCTGAAACACCTCCGAAATCAACATCGGGCATCTTAAATCCAAACAGGCTTGCAATGCTCTGAGCCAACAACCGTATAACCTTCGCTATTGCGATTGCATATGGTAACACCGCGTTGAGAATTGGGATAAATACAGTACCCAGTGCTCTGGAGGCTTGTAAAACCTGCGCTTTCAAGATTCTAAGCTGATTTGCCGGAGCGTTCAGTGTTCTCCCCATGTCACCTTGCGCGATAGTAACCTGTGTCATAATCGCATGGTAACGTAGTTGCGACTTCTCGGCTTGTGTCATGGCAGACACGCGTTTTGTAATACCGAGCGCCAAGGCCTCTTCCTGTAGTCTCGCAACTGAGAGATCGTAACCGAGTCTACGAAGCGGCTCGAGTTCTCCGGAGATACCAGAGGACAACTTCTTCATCGAGTCATCAAACGAAATGTTTGCAAAAGAAGATAGGTCGTAACCAAGCTGTGTGAGATTTTGAGACATTACATAGGCTTTATCGCTTGCAACACCGAAACCGGTGATAATGGTGTTGAAGATACCTTGATTACGCATGAACTCGCCGGGGTCGATACCCATCACCTCACCGACTTGCTCGGCGTATTCTTTAGCCTGTCCTGCGTACTCACCCATAGAAATGGTGAACAGGTTTACGTCCTCAATGTACTGATTGGAAACATCAACCCATCCCCCCACTTTGTTAGCAATCTTTGGTGCAATGTTTTTATATAAATCAACCAAAGCGTTTAACTCAAGGTAAGACTTTTTAGCCTTTTCGTTACCTTTAGCGACACCTTCCGTCTCCTTTGCCACACGATTCAGAACATTCGGAAGAGATTTAAATCTATTTGTGACTTTGTTTACATTGTGGGAAAGCGGGGTGAGGGTTGAGTTCAGCGATTTAATACGATCTTCGAAACTCTTCCAATTCACCTTTTGCAACCCTTGAGCGGCAACCGGGACATCTTTCAATGCTCTTATGATTGACGGCAAGCCCGAGGATTTACTAATGTTATCAAGCGATTTGAGCTTGTCACTAAGTTCGGATAGTTTGGTTCCAAATTCCGTTAGGTTAACACCGTTCAAAGAAGCAACCGCGCCTGGGAGTTTATTTAATTCCCTTATGATGGAGGCTAGTCCAGAGGCCGTGGTCACGTTTGACAATTCACCAAGACTGTGTCCCAGTTCTCTCAGAGGTTCAAAATCGATACCAACTAACGAAAATGTGGCTCCACCGAGGTTTCTAATCTGATTGGCAAGAGTGGGAGAAAGCTTAACACCGTTCAGTGCTCTAAGTTTAGCAAGGCAACCAATAAGTTTATCAACCTGTTCAATTTGTGAGACATTTGCATCACTCACAGCGCCGTTCAGATTTTTAATCTGTGTCGTGATACCGTTGAGACCCACGCCGCCTCTTGTGGCATTTTTCAAACGAGATAAAGAAGCAGAAAGGGCATCAATTCCAGAAACCGCCTGTGTTGATTTAGATTGTATTTCAAGTTCAAGTTGTTCAATCGTCACTGACACCCGTCTCACTTCCCTTCTTCGTATTTAACTCGCTTTGTACCATCTGCATCTGCATGTATCTCAACGCTCTATCAGATTGCATCTTTTCTTTCTTACGTTCCGCTTCCTCTAAATCTTGTTTGTTGATCGGATACGGCTCTTCGACATAGGGTTGCGGTTTGATTCCCTTTTTACCGAACGAACTAAACAGGGGTGCAAGGCGAGACATTGCATCGTATATATACATACCCTGCAACCATCTCTCTTGGTTCATTCGCTCTTTTCGTATTTCATCTGCTTCACGATAATACTTAACGAGCGTACAATCCCTGTTCCAATATTGCTCTTCCGTCATGCCTATCGATAAATAATAGGGGAACCTAGCATAGAAGATTTCCGTATAAGAACGGAGGGCAGAGCGACCATCGCGCTCGCCCTCCTGCTTAACGGACTTATTTACAGACGGCGAACTATTTACCAGTTCACCGTCCAGTTCACGTTTCCCTCTTTCTCGCTCGGTTCGTCAAGGAGGGTCATGATCGGCTCGTTGTACATCTCAGCGAGTTTTGTGATCAGATTCTCCTTATCGGACATTTTCGAGAAAATCTCATCGATAACTTCCTTCTTCTCGAATCTGTGATGTGCAAGGAATGCTCCCTCGAACATCATCGGAAGAACCGTCATGGGCTTCGTATCGGCATCTGCTGCAACAAAACCTCTCTTCTCCATTTCCTGCACGCTTTTACGCGTGTACTCCAGAACGTAATCCTTACCCTTGTAGGTAAACTCCAGTGTCTTTGCCATTTTGATAATCTCCTTTTTCTTTAGGTGTCCAGAGTGATAACCGAGGACGGCGCAATCGTGATGGTCATATCAACAACCTCGTTCGTGCCGCCACCGTTCGCGTAAACCGAGAGAGATCCCTTGAACTTAAACTTACCGTTGCTGCCGGTCGGAGTAAGGACACCTCCCGTTTCCGAACCTCCGAGCCAAACCGCGTACTCCTTCTCCTCACCCTCGATGGCCTTGAGAGCCTTGTAATCGTCAAGCGAATAATTCGCCTTGAACTCAAGAGCATCGAGAGACTGAATACCCTGGATGTGAGTCTGCATGTTGTCAGACAGAGTGGTAGTCTCCAACATCTCCGGTGCACCACCGAGGTCGGGGAACTCCTTAATGTCAATCAGCTTCTTCCATGCGGTCGTGTCCTTCTGCATGAGGAAACTCTTGTAGGTGCTAATAGCCATGTGTGTTTACCTCCTGTAAATTGTGTTGTCCTTGGAAACAATGGCTCTGTACCGAGCCACCATTCTATAGATTGTTGCATTACCCTCGTTCGGAACGGGGTTAAGCAGTGTTCTTGTGAAACCCATTCTTTCCATTTCTGAATCGATAATCGCCATTATCGCCTTGCACTCGCTCTTCTTACCGGCTGTCTTGTTTGAATAGACATTGGCCTCGTAGAGAACTTGTACATGGTTTTCAATCGCCCCGGAATCCCGCGTGTTTCTGTACACTTGGTTATCCGTTTCTATGAGAGACACACAGGGGAATGACGGAGGGGATTTCACATACTCTCCTGTCATATAAACCTTGGGGTACTTGTCTCTCACCATGGTGGCAACGCGTGTGAACACTTCTGATTCAATATCAATCATCCGAACACCTCCTTCGCTATTGCCACAATCTCATCACACACGACCATTACAGCCCGTGCCATTGGCATTTTGGTAGGTGTACCGTGGGTTAGTTTGAGTTCTCCGTTTTCAAAGAATCCCCAAACCTCTTTCTTACCACGCCCCTTACCAAAACCACCTATCGTCAATCCCATTTCTGCCCCACGGGGGTGAGGGGAAGTCCCGGGCGAACCGTTGTGATAAACACCCGCGCCAAACTCAACCCAAACGGCATCGTCTCCGCTCGCTATCACAGCTGTAATCGAACCTCTTGATTCTACGGTTACATCGACCTCTGCAATCCTCGCACCACCTGTAACCAGATCATCAACGATTGCTCCGTTGAAACCGTTTTGTGCTTCTTCTTTCAGCCGTTCAGCAACCCTGTCACGTAATAGGTTTGTTTTCTCAACAACCTCTTTCTTGTACGCTTCCAGTTCCTTAATTGCCCTCTCGACCTCGCTCTCAGACAATGAAAATGAAATGGTTCTCTTACCCACTTACATTCACCTTGCTGATAGCTACAGATACACCGTTGAGGCTCTTAGCCACTTTTCTCACAACATAATCGAATGGTGTTTTCACCTGTCCGTTATCGTCAGTGGCTAGAGCACCTTCGGTGTCTATCTCCGGGATTCTGTCCACCCACAACACCGTGTATTCGTCAATCGGCGGCGCGTCCCAACCCATGACAATAACCTTGTCGTAGTTCTCGGTCTCTCCAAACTGCCGTGTGTAGGTTTCTCCTTTAGCGGCAGAAATGTTTGCCGAGTATTCAATTGGGTTCGTTCTTTGAACGTCATACTCGCCTGTATCATTGCCGTACTCGTCAGTCCTAGGCGTTTTGTCTCGGTATAGAGCGTAGAAAAACTTAACCTTGTTGCGTTCCAGTGTTCTCATGCTCCTACCTCACTTCGGTATTCCGCAGCGGGGCACAACCTGTTTGAGCATAGACACCGGAACATCCGCGTTTTCATAGGTTCTCGAAATACCGTTCTCAGCGTGTACCGTCTGCCCTTCTGCACCACGTTTGTTGAGCATGTAGGCAGCGATTTCACACTGTAACGTCTCATACTCTGCGGGAACGTCCATGACACTGGAATCATACGGAAACGCCCTGTTGATGATTTTCCGTCCCGCCAAAGTGAGATAGGTGGACAGCACTGTGTCTGTGTCGTTTTTACCAACCAGTGCTTTCAACATTGTCAGCTTTTCCTCATTGCTCATGCTGTCCACCTCCGATCACTTATACCTTCTCGAAAAGACCCTCGGTCTTGGGGTTCATGGTGGTCGGGGTGACCTCCATGTAGCCCGAATCCAGTTCCTTGTAGTACTGCTTACCGCTCGTCACCGTGGTATCGTTCGTCTTGACAGCCTTACCCTTGATAACCTTAACGGTCTTGGTTGCGTCCGTAAGAGCCGGGATGTAGTACTTGCGAGACCAGATCTTGTTCTCTCTCGTGTCCGGGTTACGATCGGTCTCAACTTCGACACCCTTCTTGATGAACATGGTTACAGCTTTCTTGGTAGCAACGACAATCGTGCCCTTCGCAGCGTTCTTCTTGGTGTAGAGATTCACACCGCCGACCGTTCCGACATAGCCGGTTCTTGCAAAAGCCTCCACATACTTGAGACTCTCTTTGAGTTCCTTACGGAGCGCAGCCATGTCAACCGGGTGAACGAATGCAAACGTGATCGGTGCAACCTTGCTCGGGTCGTTGTCGCCCTCTTCGATGTTGATTGCAGCGATTGCATCCACGAACGAATCAAAACCAATGCTCTCGGAGAACACAACCAGGTTGCCCTTCATGTACTCACCGTACACATCCTTGTTCACGGTGTTGAACATGTCCGTGCCCATGTGCTTGGTACCGGTCGGAACAAGCATCGGGTCGGTCATTTCCTGCTCGTCATAGTATTTGAACTCGTTCTGTGCAAGCTGAATCTCGTACTCTCGCTCTGTAAAACTCACCTCGATGGACTTGGTATTACCCTGGCCCATTGCAAGCTTCTCCGTGGCATTCGTAGCGCGATAGACGTTAATCTTGCGCTTCATACCCGCCGTGCCGACAAGACTGTCATCCACGGTGCAGAACTGCTGCAAATTGAGGTGAGAATCGAACTGATCGGAAATCTCGTTGGACAGATAAAAATTACTGTAAATAGTGTGAGCCATTACTCATTACCTCCGCTGTTAGTGTTGTAGAGCGCCGCATACTCTTCGGGATTGCTCACAGAGAAAGCGTATCTCTCCTGCGAGGACAAACCACGGAATCGCTCCAGTGTCATCGTTTTCGACTCCCCGTCCGGGACGGGTCTCGGTGTGTCTTTAAGGGCTTCTGCGCGAACCCTCTTCTCGACACTTTCAAGATGTTTCCTCTGAGCCGCAAACACTGCCTCGGTATCACCGTTCACCATCGCTTCTGCCGTGGTCGCCGCAAGGTTCTCTTCGTAGCCCATTCCGAGTAGCTTTGCTTTGCACTCGGAAATCTCGGTCTTTTTGAGCAACGCCTCGTACTTGGACTGCAACTCTTCCTGCTTCTGCTGCTCCTCAAGCTTCTGCTGCTCTTCTGCGCTCATCTTCTCTCTGAGTTCTCGCTTCTTAGCGGCCAGTTCGGACGCCACCTCATCAAACCTGGACTTCTTGATATAACCCGTGTAATCCGGGTCGGCGGTCTCATAGGCTTCAAGCGCCGCAATCTTCTCCTCAGCGGTCATATTTGCGTAGCCTTCAATCTTGGAAACATCAATTTTTGCCATTTCTTACTCCTTGTGTTTACACTTCTCTGTGTTCGTTGTTCGTGTGATTAAGGTTTTCTCTAACCATGTTCTCCGTTGCTTCCCGCTCACGCTGTTCCTCGTAATATTCCATACTCATCGAGTAAGCCGATTCAGCGTCCGTAAAAAGCCCAGAGTGCTGAAAAGCCAACTGCGGGTGAATCTTCGGTTCTTGTAACATCGAAATGAGCACCTGCGACTTGCTCTGAATCGCCTCGTAATTTCTACGGGTGAACTTCATATCGATCTCTCTCAACTTGAGGTTGAGACTGTCCTTTTCGTGGCAGATATGTAGCACCAGTTTGAGCATCTTCTTCTCAGAGCGCTTAAACACGTTCTCGCTGTCCTTGGCTCTCGCTTCTGCGTCCGACCAACCGTCTCTTAGAAGCACTGCCGCTCCCGTGTCGCTTGTAGAAGAACCACCGTTGCGGTTCGGCAGGCCACATATTGCCAAAATCGCGTTGTAGTAATCGTCCTTGAGTGTCTGCGACTGCGACTGATTCAAGTCCGTACTCACCACCGCCACGTCTGCGTTGAGTCCATCGCTCGACTTCACCTTGATTGCACCAAGGCTCAGAAATTCCTCGAATCCCTCTTTGTCAATGTCACAGTTAATGAACTTGATAAACGCCTGTACCATTTGCTCCATGCCGTCCAGGCGATTGCTCTCAACGTTGTTGATAGCGTCCAGTAGGGGAAGAACAATCTCAAATGCTCCGAGCCGAGCATTGTTTGCGGGGTATTCGATAATCGGGATGCTGTTCATGGCGTGCGCTTTTACACCCACCTCCACACCGAGGTCACTCAGAGAGTAATACCTGTTCTCTGTGTAGACCGAGTAATGCCGATACCCGTTCTCATCGGTGTTGTACTTAACCGCCATAAGTGGTTTGTTACCAAGTTCCGTGGAATACACCACAAAGGTGTCTCGCGGATCCAACGTGTATAACTCAAACGGTGCTTCGTCCTCTTCCGCAGCATCATCCGGGAACACCCCTCGGTATGCCGTACCACACACCATCTGCCACTCCACCAACTCTTGGTCTTGCGAGGCCTTGTCCTCTGCGAACATGAACTCGTTCAGCATGTTAATCTGTTTAACGACTTCCTCCCCGCCGTTCCTACTCACGTACTGAATCGGCTCACCGCAAAGGTAACCAACCTTGAACGACACAATCTCGTTCGCCCGGTTCTCCACAATCTTGTTGCAGATTTCGGGTCTAATGTTCTTAACCCTATGAAGAATCGGCTGATCTCCCTTGTAGTACTTCCAGAGGTAATCAATCTCGCTGCGGTTCTGCTCGTGAGTGAAGAGCGCCTGTCTAAGAACGTCCCCCACGTTCTCTTCGGTGATTTCACTCACACTGCTCTTAATGACGCGCCGACCGCTCATTACCCGCGTTCGACTGCCTATCTGAGACTTGCTCGTATCAATCGTGTGTCCCACGCTCCCCTCCTCTCCGCAAATAAAAAATGGGTGCACAATTACAGGGGTCTATGTGACCCGTGCAATCATGCACCCACAAAATTCATCTTAACTCATTTTAACTCTATATTTTGTATATGTCAACAATTTTAACGCATTATGTTGTGTTTTTCCGTGGATTTTTACACATTTCGATTTACCACGGCCTTTTGAAAACCTCAACCTTCGTTCCGGCAAGACTTTGCGCGTACTCTGCAAGCATGGCAAGACCGTCCGGCACGTCATCGTGCTTGTTCTTGCCTGCCACAGTGTAGGAACAGAGCATGTCCATCATTCGTCCGTAATCGCTGTTGCGCTTGTAGAGGCTCATGTCCTTGAACAAACAATGCTCTTTCACCCACGCGCTGTTCACGATAATCTTGGTCTCTTTGTTGCTCGTTGTGAACTTGGTGGTAATGTGCGTTATACCGCCTTTCTTCTTCACATCGCCCTGCACCTTCTCGGCAACCCTGCCGCCTGCGGAATTACTTTCAAACCGGCAGGAGTTAACCTTATAACGCACCAAAATCTCCACAAGCCTAGCATCAACAATGTTGGGCAGGCTGTTATCACACACGCAATCCTCAATGTAGTAATCGTTCCCATACACGCGCACCACCGGCAGGAACGCGTAATCAGAACCCTTGTCCTTGGTATCACAGATACCGATAACAGCATCGGGGTCTTCTGAGGGCATATCAAAATACCTGCGCAACTCATCTTCGTCATAGAGCAGGCCTTCACGCTCAATCGGGTTGTTCATGAAGAGCGCCTTGTAGGAAGCATCGTCCAAGTTCGCCGCCATGTCCTCAAAATACTTTTTGCTGAACCCCACACCGTAATCGTAATCGAAATTGCTTTCGCCGTCCTTATCCAGAGCAGGTAGGACAATAAATCGCGCTCTATCACTAGCACCGTACATGTCCTCCAACCGACCGATCACATCATGCACCGACCAACGTGTAGCAATGTGTATCTCTTTCGCACCCTCTTTCTTTCTGGACTTTAGATCGTTCGTGTAGGTTGTCCACAGCTTGTCCAGTCGCTCTTTACTCATGGCCTCTTCAATGCCGGAACACAAGTCATCGGCATACAGAATCTTGTCACAACGCGTAGCACCTGTGAGAGACGCATTGATTGCCCTACAGGTGAGCGTTGAGAACCTGTGTCGTTTGTTCAGATCAATTGTCTCTTCTTTCGAGTTCGTTGCCGCCATGGCTACACCCGGGAACACGTCTTTCCAGAGATATTCGCAATCAGTGATAATCTGATACACACCATCGTAAAACGACCGTGTGAGCATACCGGAGTGTGCAGAGGCCAACGACTGTGAATCCGGGTACTTGCCCATCACCCATGACAGGAAGAATATACCGAGCGTAGATTTACCTGTTCCTGGCGGCATGGAAATGGTTAATAGGTCAAGTTCGTCATCAATCAACCCCTGCATCGCCTCTACGACCGGGTGCATCACCTTTCTTCTCGGCGCATAGAACTTCTTGTCCGGTTCTCTTTCCCACTCAACGTACAAGAGATAGCTTTCAAAATCGTATGGCGCGGCCGCAAGCAGTACACGCTTGTGCAGAAGGAACAGGTCTCTCAGTTCCGCTCCTGCAACGGGGATTCTACTCTCTATCAACTCCGAAAGGATTTTCAAATACTCTACGGCAAGCCGTTCGTCCTCTTTCATCGTCTCAAGACACATATAGTACAGGTCTGTATACCCTCCTGCGTCACCCGGGGTCTTTTTTATTTTTCCGAGAATTTTTTCAAGTAGGTCTCTCATCTTCTCTCCTTCACTTTCCGACAAACAAAAAGAGCGCGTCATCGTTTTGCGATAACGCACCCTCTCTAAATCTCAACGGCAGGGGTTTCCGATTCACCCGCCCTGCTGCACATGGTGATACAATCATACCATTTTCTGTCCTGTTTTTCACGGAGTTTTTCCTCGGAGTAGTTAAAGGAGTTAAAAATCGATTTTTTCCCTAACTTTTCTTAATACGCGCGTACTAGAGAAAGTTATAGCAAAAACCGTATTTTCACTACTTTCTACTACTTCCCCGTCACCCCAGGGTATCTTTTTCACCGAGTTACCCGGGAAATCGACCCGATCGAGGTAGTGTAAGTGGTTTAAAATCAAATTTTACAGTAACTTTTCTTAATACGCGTGTACTAGAGAAAGTTATGGGAAATTTCTAATTTTGACTACCTTTACTACTTCCCCTGCGATCACTCCCTCGGAACGTAGGTTAGAACAATGTCGTAACCCAACTCCTCCATCATTCGTACAAACATTCTGTTCACAACATCGTTCTTTTTCAAAAGACGATTGACATATTGACCGGTTGTTCCGATTGCTTCACCGAGATCAACCTGTGTCATTCCCGCTTCGACCAGCTTTACCTTGGTGTCGATTTCAATATTGTTTTTTACCATGTGTGGCTCCTTTCAATCTTCCTTGGTTGAATTGTAGCACAGTGTTGTTTGAAAATCAACTTATATGTGTTATTTTTAACACTGAATAACAGCTTTTTGTTTTTGGAGGGTGTGCGGAGCACTCCCTCCCGCGCCCTGCCCGCTCCCCTATCCCCCCCGGGTGGGCACGGGAACGCCCCCTGTGACACACCACGCGCCCCGTAGACACGCCCCAACACCTTAACCACACAAACACCCGCCTAAAACTCAAACACGCCTCAAAACGCCTTATAGCGCGTCATAGCGCCTAACGGGTAAACGCACAACGTAAAAAGGTAGGACGGACGCCCTACTCTGGAATATAAAAAGAACCCGGCATGAGCCGGGTTATTTTGTTCTTTTGAGTAAATCGCCTAGTAGCAGAAACGGAAACGTTAACACAATTAGTAAAAAAAGAACCATGAAATCACCCCCTTCTCAAATGTGATCCAACTTGTTAATGCATACATGCGGAAAATCTAAACGCGTTCTGTGCCACGTGTCCCCGTCTATCGGGTAAATACAAGTACCGCCCGCACCGTCTATGTAAACGCGATTACCGCGTACAAGCGTCCCGTCCTGTCTACACCCCACATAGCGGGTGGTAACCAACGTTACCCCGTTATCATACACCCGCCCGGGATCTCCGTCTAGCCACTCTAACGCTGCTATGAAATCTTCCTTGCTTACGCCCGTGAATGCGTGCCAATTCTCAAAAATGCGACTTTGTCCCGTCTCTACAAGCCATATGCGCGTCTCAAGCGCCGTGTGTCGTGCCATAGTGTCCACCCCCTCATACTAGCGCAGCATCCGCTGCGCTTTCCGCTAATTTCACCGTCCCGCGCTTTATGCCGTGATAGAAAGCGTCTACGCTTAACTGATTACTAACGTCCACCCACCCCGCGCGGGTTTTACGAAAAACCTTAGTACGGGGCGTGTGCATACGTTCGTCCGTTTCAAGTTCTCTTCCGTAGTTAACCTTTTGCTCATAGCTTATGCACACCCGTTGCCCCGCTACAATGTGCCATATATCGGGGTTATACCAACGCCGCGCCATGTTTTCATCGAAAAAACGCACACCAAACAACCGATACACCCAATGTTTTTTCACTTCCACGGGTTCAACGTCCGTAAGTAATACGCGGTGTTTTTCACACTCCTCGGCCGTAAGGATTTCATCCTTGACAAGGTTTATTCTGTTTGCAAACCTACCACGTTCCGCGCCCTCGGCGCTTGCCTTAACTTTGTAATACAGCATCTCTTTCCCCTCTCCGCGCTTATTTCACTGTAAAGCGCATGTACTCCGTCTCCGTGGTGTACGCGTCATAAAGCGCCGCGTGCTCTTCTTTAAAGCCCTTCGTGTCAAAGCGGCGCGTCTTGTACGGCTTGTATGTAACCCTGGTTGCCCCCGCCGTGACACTATCCGCGCCCGCCATTAGTAGCAAGATCTCGGCCTTTAAACCTTCGTTGATCGCGTCCAACTCTTCTTTAAGCCGCGCGTTTTCGCGGTACTCTGTGCAAAGCTTCTCTAACGGTGTCATACCTCTACCCCCTCTTTGTAATCGTATTCCAGGATTGCCCCCGTGCTATCCGGGTTGCACGGTTCACCGTTGAACCTGTCCACATAGCGGACGGGGATATAAAAAGCGGTGTAACGTCCCGTTTCGGTGTTGCGTATGTTGTAGAACTCAAACGCGTTTAACACCCGCTCAAAACTTTCGCTTTCCGAACGCTCTTTGCTTACAGCGCATTCCGGGTACCACGGCGCGCCCGGTCTAAGGTTCACCGGGCATAGCACCACCTCAAGCCCCGCGTTGTACGCGGCGCGTGCCTTTGCTTTGCTAATGCGGGTGTAGGTTCTACCCCCGTACGTATATGTGTACTGTCTCATGCCGTTTCCCCCTCTTCTTTCAGTCCGTCAAGTGTCCACTCTTTGAAACCCGCCATGTACCGCGTATCGGTGAAACTTTCCCGTATATCCCACATGCCGGGATATTCCAGATAATGCACGGGTACATGAAAAAACGCATAGCGATCTGTGTCATTCCGGCACATACAACGCTCAAAACTCTTTACAAGGTTGTTAAAACGCTTGGCGCGTACGTCATACTTTTCGGCGGGGGCAAAGGTTTCTACCGTGCTACGGGTACCCTGTAATCTCATGTGCGTTTCATTGGTTACAACCCTGTGAAACAAATCGTTTCCGATTAAGACCGTGTAGCCGTGCGCGTACAACCGGCGCGCCTCTCTTTTATCTACCCGCCACATATATACCCCCGCGTCTGTCTTAAAACGTTGCCATTTCATACCGTTACCCCCTTCTCTTTTCGATCTCAAAAAAGCTTTTTTCCGGGCTATAGTACTGTTTCACCTCATACCCGCATTTTTCAAGGATTGCTATAAGGGTGTTTACACCTGTGCCCCGTTCGTAGTACGGGATAGCCCCGTACCCCGCGCCGTATCCTATGGCCTTTTCGTTGCTGATATTTTCATCACCCGCAAGCGCCGCTTCTTTCACGTCATACAGGATTTTAAGCGTTCCCGGGCAAGCGTTTAACGCATCCGCTATAGCGGCGCTTTCTTTATCGTACCCGCAACCCGTAGCCGTGCCCGTGTAAACTTGTTTTTCAGCAATCATGCTTACATGCGGATTTTTCCCCCACACCCTGGATTTTTTCCACTCTGTTAATATGGTTATGCGATTTGGGGTTGTCACTGTTTCGACCTGTGCTATTTTTTCAAGTACCGCGCTTCGGATCTTTTCAAGCGTTGCTCTCATGCGCTTTTCAGCGCGTATTACATAGGTGTCAACCCCGATTTCTCCGTTGTTGTACTGTGTTATCGTGTGTTTAGTTGCCCACACCGCGGCCGTTCTCAAAGCTTCCATTGTTGCACCGTTCCGACTGTCTACCGCTAAAATCCGATCACTGTTTTCGCGTATGCGCTTTTCGTACTCCGCACGCACAGCTTTCCTAAGATTTTCGTATCTCATATGTTCACCTCTTTCCGTCCCCCGATCGGGGGGCTGTTTTGTTTCGGTTCAGTTGTCAAGGTGCTTTGTTTGTGTTCCTCTGTCGTTGTGCCTTTATGATACCACCCGCCGTGTTGTTCGTCAACACTTTTTATGTTGTTTTTCAAGATTATTTTTTGGTTTTTAATCCTATTCGTGTTTCTTCCATATGAGGGCGTGTTATTTTTCCAATCGCCTCCCCGCGTGCCGTGTGCATATAGCAGCGGATCCGGTTGTAGCGCGTACCGCCCTGGATAGGGTGCTGATCCGGAGCGGGACGTTGTAATAATTTTGTTTTCACCAATTTTGCGCAATAAAAATCCCCGGTTCACCTGCGCGGTGTTCCAGGGACACAAAGTCGAAAGTCGAAAGTCGAAAGTCGAAAGTCGAAAGTCGAAAGTCGAAAGTCGAAAGTCGAAAGTCGTTATTCTGTTTCTCCGTCCGAAAGTCGCTTCTGTTCTGCATTACCGATATAACGCTCTCGGATTTCCTCTGCGGAGTATTCGGAGTCGGAATTGAGGTTGGGAGTGACAACGTGTTCGGTCTGATCTCGGTAGTTGTAATTGTTCTTACCAAGGAAGATACCGGCGACCGGGTTAATTTTACCAGTATTCATGTAGGTTTCCCACAAATTTTCTAGTAAAAAGTACGTTTTTTTAATACAGTCTGACACTTCAGGCGCTACCGCGAACTTGCGTCCACCCCCTCCACCGGGTGCATCGTGCACTATTGCCCATAGCTGTTGCCTGTTCATCCCATTAAGCGAAATAGCCATCCCCGCCACCGTAGGCTTCATATCTGCCTCAAGATAAAGCTGAATGTACTCTGAAAGTCGCTGCTGAACCTGTACCGGGTCTTTCATGTCGATAGCAGGCATATTGAGAAGCGCAAGGTTAACACCAAGGAACCTAGCGTTGTCCCCTGCGTTTAAGTTGTACCCGTTCATTCCGATCATCGGAGAGTTACCACCACGGGGCTTGCACTTCTTCTTTGCAGGGGCTTTCTTGGTTGTCTTTCTCTTACGCGCCTGCTGCATGTCGTAACACGTGAGAACAGTCTCCTTGCCCTGAACAGTCTCCTTGTCGGAAGCAGTCTCCTTGCTCAAAGTCGTACGTCTCTTCCGCACAGTCTCCTTTTTGTTCTCTTCCATGTAAAACTCCTTTCTTATTCTTCTTGTTACCTCGGAAGTAGGCTAAGTAGTAAAAAACAAGTTTTTTACATAACTTTTCTTAAATACGCGCGTTATAGAGAAAGTTATAGTAAAATCCTGTTTTTCACTACTTTTTACTACTTTTCACTACCTCCGGGTTGCAATTTGGAGATACCCTGGGGTGATTTAAGATACCCTGGGGTGATTTAAGATACCCTGGGGTGATTTAAGATACCCTGGGGTGATTTA